ATTGATATTGCAGAAGGCTGGAAGGGTGTACAATTTGCAATGAAAGTCAGACAGTGGCGAGACAAGAAAGGTCTTGCTACTCCGTTCCCAGAGTAAGGAGAAGGTAGTGTCTTCAACCGAAGCGCCCATCAGTATCACAGTAAAGACAGCAGCAGGTTCACTAGTAACAGTTCGTGCAGAGCACGGAGATGAACTAGATAATGTTGTTGCACATTCATTAGAGGCTATTCGTTCTGCAGTTACAGAACTAGAATCAGCAGTCAAAGGTGTTACTACAATTACACCATCAGCACCAGCGCCAATGGCACCAGCGCAGGTAGCAGCAGCATTAGGTGCATCAATCGTTGACAATGCAGAAGTCAGCACATCAGCCCCATCTATTGGTGGCGGACGTAATTGCCCACACGGCAAGATGACTGCAATTCAGGGAACAGGTAAAGACGGACGTATGTATCGTGGTTACTTCTGCCCAGCACCAAAGGGTGCATTTGATAAGTGCAAGAATGATTATGTCAGAGTTGGCAGCGCTGACTGGAATGTATTTGTTCCAGACCAAGTGAAGTAATGTCCAACATAATTTACTTTCCAATAGTAAAACTATCGGAATGTTGTAATGCACGTATCATTTGGGATACGTGTGATATACACGGAGAAAATTGTGAAGCAGATGCTTGTGATGAATGTCTTAATTATCTTCGGAAAGATTGTGATAAATGAGAACACTTAAACGCAGCATTAGTAAAGCAGAGGTGGGTGGCGAACCATTGCCACCCGCTTTTGCGGCATTTGAGCGGGCAGGAATTATCTTGCGCCGTGCAGAAATTACTATGGTTGCAGGCACACCAGGTGCAGGTAAGTCATCAGTAGCACTGGCTATTGCAGCCAGAGCAAAGGTACCTACTCTGTACTTCAGTGCAGATACCAATGCTCACACTATGGCAATGCGATTACTTGCTATGTCTACTCGTATTACACAGACAGCAGCAGAGCAGATGCTCAAACGTGAGCCAGAAAAAGCAGAAGAAATATTAGTTATGAACAACCATTTGTTCTGGTCCTTTGAATCAACACCCACTCTAAAAGATTTAGATGATGAGGTCAGTGCATTTGAAACTGTGTGGGGCAGAAGCCCAACACTAATAGTTGTAGATAACTTAATGGATATTGCAATGGATGGACACGAAGAATTCCAGGGTATGAGAGCAGCAATGAAAGAGTTAAAGTATCTTGCAAGAGATACCAACTCAGCAGTGCTAGTTCTACACCATACCAAGGAGGGCTCAGAGGGTTATCCCTGCCAACCACGTAGTGCTATCCAAGGTCTTGTCAATCAGATACCAGCAATGGTATTAACCATAGGTCAGATGAAGCAGGGTGATGACACCTATCTTTGTGTAGCCCCAGTCAAGAACAGATACGGGCGAGCAGACCAGACAGGTAATAACTATGTCAGCCTAGCCTTTAATCCAGACACTATGTATCTAGATGATGTTCAGATTAAGTATGCACAGGAGGCTATGTATGGAGGTTAAGATATGGGATATGTCTTTATCTCAGCAAGATATAGAAACATTAATTGGTAGACAAATACTAGATGGTGAGTGGAACATAGTTGTTGATGAGTTGTATAACAATGATGTTCTATATGACACTATAAACAAAATGGTTTATGAAATAACAAGGGATGCAATAGGACTTGAGTAATCCAGCCAAGGCAACAGGTAGCCAAGCAGAACGAGCAGTCGTGGCTTGGCTTAAAGCCAATGGCTACAAGTATGCAGACCGCAGATTAGCAGGAGCAACCTTAGACAAAGGCGACATTAGCGGTTTGCCAGGGGTTACCATTGAGGTTAAGAACCACGCCAAGTTAGACCTTGCAGGCTGGACAGCAGAGTTAGAAGTAGAGATGAAGAACGATGGTGCTTGGACAGGCACAGTAATCCATAAGCGTAAAGGCAAAGGAGACGTAGGAGAGTGGTATGCAACTATGCCAGCAAAGGTATGGCTTGCACTCCTAAAGAAAGTTGATGGACAAACATAGTATTGCTGCCTACTTGGCACATATAGGCGCCACCCTGCCACCAGAGGGCAGTGGGTGGCGAAAGATTAAATGTCCATTCCACCCAGATAAACACGCCTCAGCAGGTGTTAACTATCAGGAACAAAGATTTAAATGCCACGGATGCGGAGTCGGTGGAGACGTATATGATTTAATTATGCACAAGGAAGGAGGCAACTATCGTGAGGCTGTCAAATTCGCAGAGACAATTTCTCCTACAGGCAACGACAGAGTACGCCCAGCACGTACATCTAGCAGCAGATTATCTGGCAAGTCGGGGTCTGTCGGTAGACGAGGCAAAGAAGTTTCATTTAGGAGTAGTGGACAATCCATTACCAGGTCACGAAGGTTACAAGGGTAAGTTAGTTATCCCATACATCACGCCATCAGGCGTGGTAGATATACGGTTCAGGTCTATCAATGGTGAGGACCCTAAGTACATCGGCTTGCCAGGGGCTAAGACCACTATGTTTAATGCACAGGCGGTACTAACAGCAAACCAATACATCTGCGTCACCGAAGGTGAGATAGATGCAATCACTACAGTAGTCAAGACAGGCCACCCAGCAGTAGGTATCCCAGGTGCTAACAACTGGAAGCCTTATTACACCAAGATACTGGACGACTTTGAGACAGTCATTGTCCTTGCAGATGGTGACAATCCAGGGCTAGAGTTTGGCAAGAAGATTAGCCGTGAGTTAGGTAATGTGAATATAGTTCAGATGCCAGACGGACACGATGTAAACAGCATCGTGCTACAGGAAGGAGTACAGTTTTTAGATGAGCGAATCAGAAAATGCTTCAACGGATAATTTAGAAGCGGTTTGGGAACATATAAAGGAGAACCCCCTGATTATGGGTGTGCCCCTATCCGAGCACAAAGGTATTGATTTACTATCTGCACTCCGAGATATTTACGAGACCAACAAGAAAGACCCACACTCAGCCCAGTTACTGCTTACCCTGCTAGCCAACGTGCTAGTAGCAGCAGCACAGGGTGATGGTGATGAGGTGGTAGAAGAAGTTATAGTCCAAGATGCTATGGCTAAATTTGATAGCGAATCCAGAAAGGTACTAAATGAAGGACACTAAATACTTTGACGATATTCTAATGGAACTAAAAGTAATTATGGTTCGCAAGCATCAGGACTACGGCCCCAACAATATAGCCCGTGCCCCAGGCGGGGCAATGAACGGGCTGATTGTCAGGATGCACGACAAGATGGCACGGCTAGAACACCTAACCTTTAACAATAAATCCAACACACCTAACTATGAATCCATAGAAGATACCCTGAAAGATTTGGCAAACTATGCTATAATAGGACTTATGGTGCAAAGGGGACAGTGGGAAGGGTTGAGTGAGCCAAGAGTTCATAACTGAATACGACTACTTAGTTAAGTCGTTATCAGTTGAGTACCATAGAAAATATCCTATGGTAGAAGTACCTGATATACAGCAGGTACTTTGGCTCTGGTTTGTTACGCATCCCTTAAAGTTAACTGAATGGTCAGCCCTTGATATAAAAGACAGAGAGAAGTTAATAGCCAAATCCCTACGCAATGCAGCAATTAAACATTGCGAAAGGGAGAAGGCAAGAACAGTAGGCTACGAGTTACTTGACTTGTATTACTATGACGCTTCAGTTATTGAAGCGTTCCTACCTAGCATTATCTCTGAGTCATATGAAATACCCAGCAAGATTAAAGATTTAAATTATAAGTTTAGTAAGTCAGAAGGCAGCAGTGACGGCAACAACTGGCTAGTTCTAAGGTCAGATATAGCCAATGCTTTCTATAAACTAACAGAGGCTAAACAAAATGTTCTAAGAATTAGGTTCAGCACGGACTCTGCGGAATGGAGCCTGATAGCCAAGGACCTAAAGACCACACCAGATGGCGCTCGTATGAAAGTACAACGTGCTATCAACTCACTCATCAGAAACCTAGGTGGCTGGAGGCCATACACAGATGAAGATGTACAACAGCAAGAGCAGGATGATGAGTCAGAGTAAAGACATTAGAGACCTGCTAAAGCGGATAGACTACAGCAAGTCAATGGACTTGCGTGGTGAGCCAACAGAAGTATGCGTGTGTGGCTGTGATGTCTTTGTTATGTTAGGTGGATTTGTAGACGGAGAGATAGCCTTCTACTTTACAGATGCAGAGTGTGCAGGATGTGGCAGTATGGTCACACTACCTACACCAATAGACGAGGATTACAATGACTGAAAAGTTTTCACCATATAAAGCAGCCTTACGCCGTAAGAAGATAGCAGAGGCTAAAAAATTAAAGGCTATTAAATATATAAAAGATATGAACAAGAAGGCAAATAAAGATGCCAACGTATGAGTTTAGTTGTCCCATATGCAATATTGTAATTGAGCAGTACTTTACAATAGACTCAAACCACATAATTAATTGTGGTGATTGTGGTGTGCAGATGGATAAAAAGTTTTCAGCAGCGCCAGTGCACTTCAAAGGCACAGGTTTCTACAAAACAGGAGGCTAAGTGATACCTAGATTTAAGAACAGAGCAGCGTGTGAAGGTACAGATACCAGCCTATGGTTCTCTGCTCAAGGTAATGATTATCCAGAAAGAGAACTACTAACTAGGATTTGTAATGGTTGTCCAGCCAGACAGGAATGTTTAGAGTATGCACTTGAGTATGATGTAGATGGATTCTGGGCAGGTACATTACCTCACCAGCGCAGAGCAATACGCAGAGTCAGAGGCATAACGCCTAAGTCAATGATAGTAGATTGGGAGCAAAGAACACGTGGCGCTTGAACCTATACGTCAGGTAAATAGTGACGGCAAGAGAGAAAAGATTGCAGCCACAGCCTTGGCAGAGTACTTTCAGGGCTGGAAGTTTTATGGCACTCCCCGCTTTTACTTTACTGACTTTCACATTTGCCTACAATGGGGCAATGGCAGAGAGAACTACATCGGTGATTTAGAAATCAAATGGCTAAAGACAGACAGCAGCAAGCCAGCCATCTTTCCATTCAACAAACTACAGCAGATGCTGATAGCACCACCATATACAGACAGTGAACACTCATACCACCGTATCTGTTTTAGATTTTCAGATGGCATAGCAATGGTTCCAGCCAGAGAACTAGCGCATCTAGAGCCAGTCTTTCATACTAGATGGGACACGCAAGAGCGTGACCTAGTAGTATTCTATGATGCAAGGAGCAGGCCAGAATACTGGCACAACCTAGTGATAAACGAATAAGTTTCTGTTGGAAGTGGAAGCCAGCAGAAAGCACAAAAGACCCCCCTACCTGTCTTATCGGACCAGGTAAGGGGGTCTGTTTTATTTAATACTATGCGTCAGCAGCCTTATCAAATTTCAATCCGAAGTCCTGTTCTGCTCTGTCTGCCCACTTAACTATAGGTGCTGTTAGACCACCGATAAGTACTGCATACTCTGGAGCCATATCTGTCAATAGGGCTAGTCCCATAGTTACAGCCGATGCTAGAACAGCACGGAGGTAGGACTTAAATGCAGCCCTGAACTCAGGACTTTTTATTTTTCTTTTTAACTTGTTTAACTTTTTCATTCTTGCCTTTCTTGAAGAGGGACAACAGTATGGATTTCTTTCTTACCTGCTTTATGTTGGGCTTCTTCTTGGTTTGTTTTGTTGCTGGTTTTTTCTTTATTGATTTCTTTGGAGTAACTTTTTTGACTGGTTTCTTTTTAACTTTAGGCTTTACCCACTTGAACCAGTTAGAAGTGTCGCCACCGTGACCATCACGAATAGAGATATGTATATGACTGCGGTGAGGATTACTACCAGTGTAAGTTTTTTCCCCTCTTCCACGCTCCCATATCCTTCCATTAAATATCAGGTACTTGACCCGTTTATCCTTTTTTAACTTCTCAAAGATTTCCTTACCATCTACCCCATTCTTAGGGTCGTGTGTTATGTCTACTGCTAGCCCAGTATTGTGGTCCGAATTGGGGTTCTGCTTGAGATGTGCCAATGAAGGCAACAATCCGTCTGACGCTTTCTTGCGCTTGGGCCACAACTTCGTCGCCTGACGAAGAGCAGCAGTAGCCGCAGGGCTGGCCACCTTCACAACTTTGGCTTTCATTTATTTCTTCCTTATCCATACTTGCCATCCTTTGTGTAGGATTTCTAACTTATCCCTATGTTTTGCTAAGAAGGTATCTATTGCTGGCTTAGGATTCTTGTCAGTCCCATCTGGATGGTCCCACTCATAGTCATCAAAGGCCATAATGCCACCTGATTTTAACAGTCCCCAAGACAGTTCAGCATCAGAGGTTACCGATTCTAGTAGGTGGTCACCATCAATGTAGATAAAATCAAAGTCACCATCACGGTGTTTGGTTAGCCACTCTTTGCTGAATGCTTTATGTTTGTGGACTTTCTTGCTATATGGTTTTATCTGCTCATCATAGGCTGCTTCTACTTCAGCCCAGTCATAAACAGATTCGTGCTGTAGATTGCCACACCAAGGGTCTACATCTACCAGCACAGAACTAGCATCGGTCAGGATATTCTTTAATAGCCAAGCAGATGCATTGCCAGTGAAGACTCCTATCTGTAGGAACTTCAGGTTTTTCTTACCCTTTAATGGGGTAAGCATTCTTTCAAAGTCACCTATAGTGTTGTTATCTTCAAACCATTTCGGAAATTTATCTGCCTTCACTATCCCCTACTTTCTTACTAGTTCTATTACCAAGTCCTTAACTATTTCAAACTCTTTTTCAAGACGGTTTAGTTGGTCTTTAACTGATGACCCACCATTGGGTTTTAGTTCGGCAAGGTAATGTTTTACTAGCCACCTTACTGCTCCTGCAAAACTTGCTACTATGGTGGTTACTGCTACGGCAACTGCTGCCCAATCGGCGGGGGTCATCTCTGGCTCCTTATAGTGTTCTAACGCTGACTAGCACAATTCCTCCGAAACCAGAGAAACGCTTGTCAGTTGGTGTGCGGTTTACAAATGTTACTTCTTCAATGAGACCAATATATGACTCACCAGTTCTAAAATCTTCTACCCTAATAGAGTCACCTAAGTTTTCTAGTGTCTCTAACTCGGTTAGTTTTTCGTAGGCATAGCCTTCGTATCCAATCTGAACACCAAACTTGTCTGTCTCTCTGTCATAACAAGCCAGTGGATACTGGATAATACGTTGACGTGGTACTGCTGGCAGGGCTTTTAGTTGGTAGCCCGTGAAGGTAGGACCTTTAGTTGTGTCGCTGGAGTATCTGTTGATAGTAAACTTAAAGGATAGATATTCCTGTGTGCCTTGCGGGTATGAGACTGACACCTCGGGAGTGAAATCTCCCTCGGCAAATGTGCCGATATTAAACTCTGTGCCTGTATAGTCTATGCTGGCTATGTTTAGTGAGCCGTATGTGTTATCTATGCGGGACTTTAAGAGTTTAAAGACCTTACCCTCAAGGGTTGAGTATCTAATATTTCCAGTAGTTATATAGCCAGAAGAAAGCAAGACCGATGCAGACTCGGAGTAGACATAGCCATTAGTGCTACCATTGTTTTCAGTACAGAAAGCAATTCTATCCGTGCCATTTAGGAAAGCACAGCCAGTAGTTTTATTACCAGTAACTGATGGATAGTAAACATCATTAGCGTATGCAAATCTAAGTGGAGATATTTCATAGCCAAGGTCAATACGAATTAAACCAGGACTATCAGCCACACTAGCAGCACACCAAACAAACCTATCCTTTGCAGCAAAGTCATAGCAAGGCTGGGTTGTTTCTACAATTAGTGGACCATAAGCAATACTTCCGTCACTATCATTGACCAAAGCAACACGGATACCTTCAGAGGTTCCTATCATCATATAGCCTAGATAGTAGAAAATACGATGCACTTTTTCACCAGATGGGAACTCTGCTGCTACCACACCACTAGTAAGGGTAGGCAAAGTACCGTCTGAATCCACAGTAAACTTAACAATAGTTGACTGATTACCATTAAATCCTGCTGCATATATGGCTGAGCCTGATGCTGCTATAGATGTAAATGTATGAGTGGTAGATGGATGGGTATAAATAGGACTAGGTAGGGTTGTAGATGCAGGGGAGAACTCATAGATTTTATTATCAGCACAAAGCATAATACGTTCTTTGACGTATTCCATAACTGCATTAGAGATTTGTCCAGTAGCATCAAACATCTTTACCTCATCAGAGGTATCAGCAGCAGAACCACTAAGTGGTTTCTTATATACAGTTAATTTTGTAGTACCACCAGAGGTAGCATTAGTTATCCAATATGCATAAGTTCCATCATCACAGATAGAGTAGACAGGATATACACCAACACCAGCGTTGTAATCAATAAAGTGAGTTACAGTTCCTGCTGTATCAATCTTATCTACATCATAACCATCCAGTAACAATATGCCACCAGTTGAACCCCAAACAATAGAGCGCATATGTTGGGCTGTTCTGCCAGAAGAATACGATTGCTCTGTAATGTTATGGCCCTCAACACAAGAGCGTAACAAAGTTACTCTACCCTTGTCCCAGACATTAACACCACGGCTATCTGTAAATCTGTAGGCTACAGTCTCACCAACTGATGGGTCGTAATACTTAATACCAGAACCACCGTGAAAAGAAGACTGGCTTCGTATCCACCAGCCAGTAAGCGTCTGCTCACCAGGCTCATTGCTCTGGTCAATCTGTTGCTTACGATATGGTGCTGTCTGTCGGCGGTAGGGAGTTTCATCATTAACATACATAAAAAATGGTTGCCCATTAATTGCCATATCATAGGCTTCACCAGTATTTGCAAAGGTTGCAAGGGTTACTGGATTAGAAAGTACATAGGGTAACTCATCTGTAATGTCGTCGCCGTACGGGGCCATTATTCTCCTTCAGTTACTGGTGCTGGTGGAATTTGAATTATTTCTGATTCTAGTCCTCGTCGCCGTTGGCTTAGTACTGCTATCCTATTTGCTTCTTTTTCATCCCATTCGGCTTGGGT